ACTTGCACCACCTACTACACTAATTGACCATGCTTCACGGAGTAGTGAGATCTCTTCATCGTTATAGCCAATTTCCTTCCAAGTTTTCATCATCTCAATTTCCTTAGACTCAAGACGTGCCCACCTTTCTTTATCAACATGATCAGTCGTGGCTGCATGCGCTTCACGACCTCTGGCCAAATTGGCTTGCCTAATCTCGGCGCGTTTTGTGTAAGATAGTTGGCCAATCATTCCAAGAATGCCTTGGCCTTTCATGGCTTCTCTTCTCTGCTTTCTATTTGCAACTCTGTTCATTTTAGTGGTTTTATGTAGTATTTATCCTAGTGAATTCATACACTGCCTTAGGTCTTCACGTGCGGCTGCAATTAGGTTATCCGCATTAACTTGTGCCATAACAAACTCCTCAACCTCGGAATCAGCATCTTCTCCAAATGAGTCTCTTAAGACCGTCATAAGCAGCGCAGTTGGCGTCTTAACCTTAATCTTAATCGTAAGCTCAATGTCATCATGCTGCTGTGATCGCTCTAGGAGAACTGCAACAGGCGACCTTTGCTTATGTACACTCTCAACTGACACAGCCGGCTTTACTGGCGTAGCCGCTGTATGGGCACTTGAGTTTAGTCTTAGTTCATCAAATGATAGTGTTCCCTCAGCAACATCCAGCATATACTCTCCAGCAATGGATTTTGAAATGCGCCCTCCACTATCAAATGTAAGCCATTGTCCATCATCACTCTTTATGGTTTCAACCATACCTATCTTATCTCCCTTAATCCATTGTAGAGATCTCTTTTTAACGGTTGGTGCATCATGTTCTTGTGTCATACTTTCCGGCTTTATTTCTGTCTTAATAGTAGTTGAATTCCTTGAAAAACCAGGCATAGTTATCTTTGATCCAATTGCTTGCATGCGGTCCAAGAATCTTATGAAAGTCATTTTCAACTGGTTTAACTTGTGTTCTAATCTGATGATCTCCGTAAATGCCATATGCCTGGTCATCTTCATGAGTTACCTGCTCTACATTATTAAAGTCATGTGAGTACCTGTCTATTCCAAAAAAGTCATAGATCTTATTCATTTCATGTTGCGGGTTTTGTGTAAGATCCTCAAACCTAACGAAGTGCATATGCTTGTTATTGCCTTCGGTGTAGACTTGTCGTAGCCTCTCAACAGCCAAACCAACAGGTTGTCCATTAGCCCACACATCAATTCTCTTTTCGGTTGTAGTGCCTGTCATGGCTTGATGATTCACAATCCCACCGTCTAGTTCTGGGTTCTTGCGGAAGTTTTTCTCCATTGAAGAAAAGACCGATCTAAGGTCTCTGACCATACACACAATCTTTGGTTTAGGATAGAATGAATTAAGAAAGCCGTAGTGAACTCCCCACCCACGGCTCTTATCAATTACATACCGCTTATCAGTCACTCCCTCATAAAATCCCTCCATGCCCCGCTTACAGAACGATAGCCAACCCTGCTTCATGAGATCGCTATCTTGTGCTCTAAACTCTGGTGATGAACTATAGTTTGCCCGGGCTGCATACAGAAGCTCAAGAACACCCGAAGTAGGAGTTGCATACATGCTGGGATTTTGAGCAAGTATGTTTTGTAGCAGAGTTGAACCGCTACGAGGCAGTGAACTTTGAAAGAAGATTTGATCTGGCATTATGAGGGTATTGATGCAGCGATTTGCGGCAGGTTAAACATTCGTAAGGTGTCTATCATTGGACATTCATGAAGTACTCCATTAAAACTATAGTCAAAGAGATAGCTATCAGGTAGGAGAACATCATCTCCTAAATCAGCCGCAATGTTTGTGTGCATGTCATAGCCAAACACAACCGGACTTGTACCAATCCAGAGAACAGTCGAGGGCATTCCTAATGCAGCGGCAGCATGCTGAAGACTAGAGTCAATAAGAATGCGAGCGTTGCTCATCTTCATTAAGTAAAAGAGTTCCATGTTTGACATAGACTGCCAATGAGCCTCGCCTACACCTGGAATGACCTGCCCTTCTTCGCGGCAGATCTGAATAATATGAAACCTGTCCCTAAACATTTCAACCAACCCACGAGAAATATGCGGTGGCATATCACGAGTCCATGCATAGGGATATGTTTGCCCCTGAAATGGTCCACCATTAGTATGGAGAACTAGGACTGGTGCATTTCGGTTCCACCTATTAAAGCCAAACTGATCTTGGCGATAGTTAAACTTAATGTCAGGCAACTCCCCGTTATAGGGCATGCCATAGAGCTCTATCCAGTTTTGGATTAGGCTCTTTTGCTTATGAATATGTGAGGTTGTAAAATAGGGCTCATGCTTAAAGATGATGCTGTCATGCCCATTGATGAAGTCCCTATAAAAATAGGGAGTGCTACCAATGCGGTACACTCGGTCAACATAAGGTAGGTTAAGAAAGACTTCAGGCCATGCACAGACTACTATAAGTTTGCGGTGAGGATTGTTTGACTTAATTGCCTTTGCAACCGCAGTTGCTGCAACGTGTTTACCGAGTCCTCCCTCAATGTGGAAGATAGCATAAGAATCCATAATTGAACTATTTAGAAATTATACCTAACTTAGGCCAACCGGTTTAGTTTAACCGCATTGTAGTATATTTATCAAGGTACAACAATGGTTAAAAATGCAGGAAATCCCATGCATTCTGTACTTAGGTAAATCTGACCGACAGGCAATCCACATGCTACTGCACATGCATTACCACAATGGGATTCAATAGTACTAAAGTTTAGACAGTTAATATGAGTTGTACATGCATAAACCGTTGTGATGCACCCTCCAACGATGTGAGAGCTATTATGGCATACGCAGTTTGATGTACCACCTAAGATGCTTGAATAGCATCCTGTTACGGTATTGCATGACCCTCCGCCAATAAAGGAAGCTGTTGCAGGATGTCCGGTGATGTCTTCTATCATATTATATTGGCCACCAGCGATGACTGCGTAATCACTATCTATAATGTTAGTAAAGCCTCCTCCCGTGGTTGAATGACAACCTGATGCAGTATTAAATCTACCACCACTTATGGTTGAAAAACAACCTGCCGCGTTACATGTTCCACCACTTATGGTTGAATAACAGCCTGATGCAGTATTACATTTACCTCCGCTTATTGTTGAATGATCATTTGATGCGGTATTGCCTTGGCCACCACTTATAGTTGATACAAGACCTGATGCAGTATTACAACCACCGCCACCTATTGTTGAAAGACAACATACTATGTTACATATGCCGCCACTTATGGTCGAAGAACAACCTGGTGCCGTATTACATATACCACCGCTTATTGTTGTTGTAATACCTGATGCAGTATTACAACAACCACCTCCTATGGTTGAATGACAACATGATGCCGTATTACGTACACCTCCGCTTATGGTTGAATTAACACCTAACGCCTCATTAAATATACCACCTCCTATGGTTGAAAGACAACATGCAGTGTTACATTCTCCTCCACCAACAGTTGAAAGACAACCTGATGCAGCATTAAATCTGCCACCACTTATGGTTGTTGCAAGATTTAATGCAGTATTACACGTACCACCACCTATGGTTGAAAGACAACATAATGCAGCATTAAATCTGCCACCTCCTATGGTTGAAAGACAACCTGATGCCGTATTACACGTACCACCTCCTATGGTTGAAAAACGATTTGACGCAATATTTAACACGCCACCGCTTATGGTTGACTCATAACCTGATACCGTATTACAACAACCACCACCTACAGTTGAATTATTACCTAATACAGTATTACGTTGACCGCCACTTACTGTTGAATGACAACATAATGCAGTATTACGTTGACCGCCACCTACAGTTGATATATCACCTGATGCGATATTATCGCCACCGCCACCTACAGTTGTAAGGACGCCCGATGCAGTATTACAATTACCTCCACTTATAGTTGATACAAGACCTGATGCGGTATTGCCTTGGCCACCACTTATAGTTGAATTAACACCTGATGCGATATTATCGCTACCTCCACCAACTGCTGAATAATAACATGATGCAGTATTCTGATAACCGCCACTTACTGTTGAATGACAACATAATGCAGTATTACGTTGACCGCCACCTACAGTTGAATTAACACCTGACGCAGTATTACAAAAACCTCCACTCACGGTTGAAGTTATACCTGATGCGATATTATCTCTACCACCACCTACTGCTGAATAATAACATGATGCTGTGTTACGAAAACCTCCACTCACCGTTGAATAATAATTTGATGATGTATTTTCACCACCACCGCCTATTGTTGAAATAAAACCTGATGCAGTATTACATTGGCCACCACTCACGGTTGACCAATTACCAATAGTTTGATTGTTTTGCCCACCACTGATTGTTGAATAGTCGCCTACTGCTGGAGGATTGGTTCCTATCCTATGAGTTGAACCTACTCCACTGTCCTGGTCAAACAGGCTGCTGCCAACCGAACCACTTGCAATAGGCACCCATGTACCCAGACCCGTTGACCATTGAAGTAGATCTCCGTTGGCTAGTCCGGTGTAGCTAACATCACTTAGGAGATCCATAGTAGGACTGCCTCCATTAAGAGCAGCCAGGTCAATGGCTCCCTCATTTAGAGCATACTCAATGTTATCTAGCCCAGTCGTACTTACTGTCAGGATAGTACCACCACTGTTTGCTGCAGTGAATCCCTTAAATCTTAGATCGGTGCCACTTAGCCCGGCATACACATCTTCGTGTGGACCCAGACCGATGTTAATGCCATGATTAACCTCGCCTTGTGCGCCTAGATTGTCAATCCTAATGCTATTTGTTGAGACGTCATGCAGCAGTGCAACACCAGTGCCTGCCACAAGTTTAAGAGTGTCGTTTGGGTTTTGTGACTCTATTAGGGCATCCGATCCGCTATTAAAAACAGCCGGGACCGTGCTATTGACTAGGAACTTGCCAAATGAATCGGCACCTTGAATAGTAATGTCACCTGTCCCAATACCTCCAATGAGATCCCATTCACCTAATAGGAATACGCCTTGTGTAGTTCTCTTATTGGATCTCCACCAGGCAAGATGCTGTTCAGCTGGTCCTGTAATAGCACCTGTTGCCGGCTCAACCTCAACCGGGTGATAGACAATGTTACCCTCTTCATAGACTCGGCGTGCAACCCATGGGTTTGCAACCATCCTAAAATTAGTGTCAACTTCACCGTTAAAGAGCTCTCTCTTTTCCTCTAATCTAAATAGGATGTATTCTCTAAGGTTAAACATTACACATATCTTATCTTTTTAGCTCGTGACCTTGGTTTATATATTAGGAGACTGGCGGTTTTGTCTGTATGACGGTGTTTGTATACGGGAAGCTTGACTGATTGTTACTGCTAACTAGGGTTTCTCTCAATGACCTAAGCCACCATGTATTCTCTGACCAACCCGGTTCCGCATAGCAGGGTGAATATATGCCAGTCACATAGATGAATTTAAGCTCATTATAGAACTTAAGGTACTCTCCAATTGTGTTACGTAGGAGTGTAAGCTGTCTATCCTTTAGGACTGTCCGTTGATCGTTCCGTTGTAGGTCAAAGCCTGCGCCTGGGCTTACTGTCACATTGCCTAAAACGTCAACAGCCTTATATGAAGTTGGGAAATCATAGGTATCGCTAGTTGACCTAAAGAACTGAATGCCAACAAGAGAGCCTAACAGGCAGTTGTCAAGAGGAACATAGTTTTGATCATAGTATGCCTGCATGGCAGCCAAATCTAGGAAGTCACTGTATTCATGTCTTGACCGGTCAAAAAAGTCTAGCTTGACATCGGCCAGGTAGATGCGATTCTTACGTAAGTATTTTGTGAAGTCGAGAGCTAACTTAAATGTAAGAGCCTCTATGATCATTGGACCTGCTTTTTGCTATATATCGCCAGGCCTAATAACTAACGTTGTGTTAAACTTGTCTAATGACTATGCCAAGATCTCTAACTACGCACATAAGACCAGGTGACCAATTGCACTTATCATATGCATCAACATAGACGATCTCCTTAATTCCAGCCTGGATAAGAAGCAGGAGACATGCGTTGCACGGTTGTAGGCTGCAATAACATACGCACCCTCCTAGGGCTATTCCTGTCTTGGCGGCAACTGCAATCGCATTCTGCTCGGCATGGATCTCATTCATAAGAGACCACGTATGATGCTCCTCGCGGTCAAATGAATCTGGTTTATAAACATCACAACAGTTAGGAGCTCCCTTAAGAGTACCGTTGTAGCCAGTTGAAATAATGCGACCGTCCTTGACAATCAGGGCAGACACCTGTCGAGAGACACATTTAGACTCGCGTTTAAGCTCGCCCAGGACTCTTATGAAAAACCCTTCATTCATACCATTTCACTATATATTGTGTCTCTGACACTGATTACAATAGACGTGATTCGCTGACCAAAGTATCTTAAGAATCTTCCGCGCTCTTGAACTCTTTTATGATATGAAAGTAGGGGATGATGCTCCAATAAGAGATTTTGCCTTAGCCCTAGTACGCCATGTTCAATGCGTGCACTTGTGCTTCTAAACATCCCGTGATCCCTCATAAATATGCTTAATGGTTGGGAACCTAAGACTGATACCTCCATTCTGGTTAGTCGATTCATGGAAGTACTTTACACACACAGTCTTACCTATGATGTTGGCAGGGTTCTTATAGTAGTTGTCACGCTGCTCTTTAGAGAAACCTGAACCTACTCTAACTCGGTGACCCTTATGCTCTATTACAACATAACTTAAGCAGTCTCGTTCAACTTCAACACCACCTTCAACCCAGCGAATAGGGCCCATGTGAGCCTCTAGGACAATATATTCATCGTCATAGAACTTTTTAACTTTTAATAGATCAGAGCTTCTCTTACCTACATAGGCTACATCACGACGAATCATTATGCCTTCCCATCCTAAACTTGCGGCTTGTGCAGTTAGTTCACCAAAGGTCTCATCGTTCATTTGAACCTGGTTAACCTTTTTAAGTATGCCAAAGATTACCTCAGGCGAGTTTAGAGCCTCGGTGATACGATTAAGTCTATCAGAGAGAGGTGTTTCACAAAGAACGCCTTCGGAGTCAAACTCATCAAGAGTTAGCATATCAAAGAGAAGATACATTGGATTAGGCATTGTGAAGTCCTTCTTTTTAATCTGCTTCATAACACCCTGAAAATCCTCAGTGCCGTTCTTATCAACTAGGCAAACCTCGCCGTCCAAAACAAAGTTGCCAGGGATCTTGCGTACTTCATCAGCAGCTCTGCTAAGTGTCATAAACTCATGCCCAGCACGAGAATAAAAGGTAACACTATTGCCTTCTTTTCGGCAAATACACCTCACCCCATCCAATTTCCTCGAACCGTAAAATACCTCACGTTCAAAATCAGCATATTTAGGCTCATACTTTTGAGCTAGTGCAACCGAAAACGAAGGGATTGTACCTGGAATAACAGCATTGATTAGGGTTTCTGATGCTCTCATCTTTAGATCACCATCCAGGATAGCAAAGACCATATCTCTTTCGGCTGAACCTAGTTGAGCGGTAAAACCATTGACGGCTGCAATGGCATCGTGACCAGTGATGCGGCGTTCATTTAGATCGTCCAACATACCCCACAAATCTGAATAGAGATCAATTGATAGGCTAGGATTCTTATCGGCCGTCTTTTTATGAACTCCAAACTTCTTATATGGATTGTATGTATATTCCATTGCCTTAATAATAAAGGCATCCCTAGAGTGATCTAAAAGGATCTGCTTTTTCTTAAGGCTGGAACTCGATCCTGCCATTATGGAAGTGAATGTTACCAGGCGGCTTAGGCCTTCAGAGTGTTCTTGTGCAATCATGTTTATTTGTTTGTTGATAGTTAAATATAATCAAATTTTCTCAACTGGTACCATGCCAGTGTTAAGGAATTGTTAACATTTATCGACCTTCATACTGCCAGAGATATGCATTACAGTGACAGTGAACCGCACCTTCGGTCATCCCAGTTTGATGACAGTGCTGTAAGTGAACCGGGTTGCCAAAAAAGCCAGGAGGAAATAGGCTAAGATTAAACCTTGCATTCTTTATTCTGCTAGGTGCTTCTTGGTCTAGGCTTTCACCACAGTACATACATAGTCCATGCTGCTCACTAACATACTGGTCTCTGACTGACTTACGCAGTTTATGATTTAGTTTAGTATAATCGGTAGGCAACTCCATTGCTTATAGATATGATGAGCTAAGTTCTTTAAGATGTGCAAGTAGAGTAGGGTCCTCTATCACATGAACAACTTTCATGGCGGCCTGCTTTCTAGGAATGATCACAGATTCTCTACCCTCTCGATTTGTCCAAAGTGAAAACTGCATATTGGCTCTTGGGTTAAGTTGATACACATAACCTGCACAGTCATCCCTAGTCTTTGTAGGAGGCACTGAAACCCAATAGACTACATAAGAAGACCTAATCTTTGAAAGTTGATTAGTGCCTACAGTAAATGCATCTTTAAACAAGAGAGGAACTTGTGTTTTAACCTCAACGTGTTTGCCGTTAACCAAAAGATCCTTTGCACTGTCAAATACATTTAACGACTCCTCAACAGTGTGGCCCTGATCCCTAAGAAGCTTTGCAACTATCTTTTCTCCTAATAGGCCAAGTAGGATCTTGCGGTGACTTTGATCCATATTTAACGGTCAAGGATGACAAAGGGAAAGTGCTTGTCAAAGACCTGTAAAAGGTTTTCATAGTCTCCACTAGTCATATCATCAGTAAGAGTTTTGATCTGCTCTTGGGTATAACCAAGCTGCTTTGCATACTTCCTAGCATGGCCAATGAGAGCATATGCATTTCCAGAAGGGCCATTAAGATCAATGACAATTTCAGTATGAGTTATATTTCTTTCTCTAATCATTATGAATAGTGTTTATTATGTAATGATAGCTTTATGCAGTAGTGCTTATTTGCATAGGTCCTACCCTAACAATCTCAATCTCTGAAAACTTAATCCTATCCAATATGCGAGTACTAAATGGCGAGTACATGTAAAAGCTAATTGACGATGCAGTGATTTTGTCAACGTTTGCACTTGAGTAGTACAAGCTCTTATTATTAACACTCATACCATCGCCTGGCTGCATTCTGTCTTCAGTGTACCTGCTCATTTCAAAAATAGTTTTCCCCCCGCGACCGGTTGCAATACGGTCAACCGTGAATTGTGTACCTGGTATGAGAAGCGCTTGTTTAATCTCTTTGTTTGTCATAATGGCTTGTTTATTGGTTATTAATAAATATAACTAAAATTTCTTAACCAGTACCGCATCAATGTTAAGGAATTGTTAAATAATTCATACGGGTACAAGATCACTCGGTGTCACCAAACTCATTGCTTAACATTATGCTATGATAGGAGATAATCCCACCCGCCTTAAATGCGCCCACGGCTAAGGATATACCATCACAAACAGCGTCCCACATTTCTCCACTCTCCCAAAACCAAGCAAGGTACTCTACACAGAGGTTCATTTAGAGATCTCTAATTTAATCCTATCTATATGAGTACACTTTCGTCTAAAGCCAAAGCCAGCACACGTGCAACTCCACCTATTAGAGCTTACACTCACCTGATAAGAAGATCCCTTACTACCAAGCACCTGCCAGGTCTTACCGTCCTTTACCTTTGGCCCAGCACTCTCGCTAGGCTGCCACCTATTCCATCTTGACTCTATGTCACTGACTGTTACATCAGCCGAAATAAGGTACCAAACTCCTCCTGAATAAACGGCCCATCTCCCAGTTGGTAGGTCCGCAATACATGGGGGAAGAAGACTTTTATGCAGTGGGATTTCTCCTATGGTTTCTCGTGTGATCATGCTGCAACTACAGATTCGTTAACCCACATATTAATGAGTTCTGGCGCCTCACGATGAATAAACTCCAACTCTTCCTGTAATAGTGTGCGAGTTAACCCAGGCTCCAATACAAACCGCCCCTTCATAAAATAGGCATCCACATAATCAGGAGCATCCCTATGATCCAGGTCAACTAGTTGGTCCAGGATAACCCTACCAAAATGGAGGGCAGTAAACAGTTTAACACGAGTGGCAAGTTCATAGATGCGGTACAACGGATTATAGGGATCACTTTGTCCACAGAGCTCTGCATTACTCAGAAACTCACCTACATAAGCAGCAATACGCATATCCAATTCAAACCCATAGTAGGGAAGATCTTCCCTCTCCATGCCTGTTGGTAAAGTTTGAACCATTTCAAGAATAGTGGACATACAAACCTCTGGGCCTGTGCCTAATTCACAAGAGGGTTTATGCTCTTTAATGATTTCCTCAATTTTACGAAATGTTACATTCATGGTGGTATGGTTTAGTTTGTTGATAGTTAAATATAAACAAAATTTCCCAACTGATACCACATTAATGTTAAGGAATTGTTAAATCATCCAAATGGAGAGTTGCTCTGATTAGCTCTTTCGATTGCAGTGCTCTTTAAGTGATTGTATGCATTCAGTTACGTTATGTTTATTGCTGACGCACATCTCTTGTACCATTGACATTGAGACTCCACTAAAATCCAACCCTTCGATTGGATGGCCATAAAATAGTTCTAAATAGGCCTTGATTTCGGCTGGTGTTGGCAGCCCAACCTCCAATTGCAGATCTATGCGACCTGGCCTAATCAGAGCAGGGTCCAAGTTTTGGTAGTGGTTGGTGGTGATGATGAGAATGGTACCATCTTGGGAACTGACCCCATCAAAGATATTGAGCAGTGTTGAGAAGCGCAAGTCCTTCTTCTTGACAGTCCGACCATCAACATAGGAGTCAATATCTTCGATTAAAAGGATCTTAGGCCTTTGACTACCAATCTGACCCAGTTCACTCATAACACTCACCGCGCTCCCATCAGTCAGAGAGGCTAGGTTGAGTACACAGATGTCAAGGCCGAACTCACTAGCCAAGGCCTTACAGAGACTAGTCTTGCCGGTACCGGGCGGTCCCCAAAGGAGATATCCGCGCTTATAGACCAATCCCTTCTTCCTATACCACTCACGCTGCTGAATAAACTCGCCTAGGTCCAAATGAGCTTTAGTCATTGCAGGCCCAATGACTGTTGATATAGGCCGGTTAGGCACTTCACCCGCTCTTAGCCATCCTAAGTCGTTTGAGATCCAAATCCAACCTAGCTCTTCTGCATCACACGAGAGCTGCCATGCATCAGCCGCATCACCAACTAAGGCATGAAGCTGAGCTCTAAAAAACCATGTAGTGAGTGAAATTGTCCGATGGAGTGGCATGCCTTCAGAGCCGGCATTCTCCATTTGGCGAGTGCTTGACTGCACTACGATTGGAACCATACCATACCAAATGACAAATGAATCATCAACTGGTACCATCTTATTGTAGCGGCCCACATCGCTCCTCCTGCTTTGTACCTCAACACTCCTTGGCTTGTCACTATATTTAGTTGTAATCATATGAGAGACCGCATTAAAGGTAAATGAGTGCTCCTGTAAGACCGCATGATAGGTGATGACACGCATAACACGATTGACCAAAAAGACAATCAGATTCTTTATCCCATGAGCAATAGCAGCCAAGGCACCAAGAATGGCGCCACCCTCCAGGAACTGATTAGCACGTAGAGCTTCTTTTAGATGTGGTAAGATGTCTTGTAGTATCATTCAGACGGAGAGTCACTCTGCTTAGCCCTTCCGATTGCGGCCAGCTTATCAATGATTCCATCATCTCCCTGGTTAACAATCTTCACCAGGCGCCATTTGCTTATCACAAGCAGCATAACGAGAGTGCCTAGATAGTGTACCCAGCTGCTAAATATAAATTCAAGTACTTCTTTCATTTGATCTCTATTCTTATCTTGTTTAGTTCATTACACTTTTCAAATTCATCACGGTCAGCAAAGTGCTGAATGATCCGGTCCATAGTTGCTAATTTAGACTCAAGCGGTAGGTTAAGTCCAATTACCTGTTCAGGATAAGAGATCATTGACTCATAACACATATCCATGTAGTATGAAAAGTTTCTCCGCTGAATTTCATCCAACATCCTATGTATCTTATCACTACCCTCGTCTTTCATTTATATGATCTCTTACCTTTTCTAGAGCGCGTATCTCTTCGTCTGTTAAGTCACTAGGAATCTTAACTAAAGTTGTCACGTATAGATCACCTCTTTCTTCTGTCTTGCCCATCACTGGCCAACCCTTTCCCTTCATTCTAAGGTGCTGTCCGTTTTGTGTTCCGGGCAGCACTGTAAAGCGGTATGATTTGTCAAAGACCTTGACTTGTGTCTCAGTACCCAGCATCATGTCAAGAGCATCAAGCTGGGCTATTGTATGAAGGCCTACATTGTCAAGGAAGAAGTTTGTGCTGTCGGTAACGGTCACCTCAACGATAAGATCTCCGTTAGTGTCTTCTGAACCATAGCCTCGCTGTCCATGACCCTTAATTCTTAGTCTCTGTCCTGTCTTAACCCCAGCCGGGATTGAGATCTCTACTGACTTAAGACCAATGTTAATCTGTTTCTTTATACCATGATATGCATCACTAATAGGTATGTTAATCGCTGCCTGTACGTCACGCCCTTTTGTGTTACCGAATTGCTGATTGAATGCATTGGACCAACCTCGATCCTGTGTCATTTGTTCAAAGACACTAGAGTATGAACCAAAGTCAAAGCCTCCACCGAACGGATCACTGGTCTGCTTTCTCTTTGGATTAGTTAGTTGATCATATGCATCGGCAATCTCCTTAAACTTAGCCTCGTCTCCACCCGGCTTATCAGGGTGATGTTGAATAGCAAGCTTGCGGTACGCCTTCTTAAGCTCTTCATCAGTAGCATCACGATCAACGCCTAAAACATTATAGGGATTTTTCATTTTACAAATACTTGAATAAGAACAATTCCGGCTGATAGGCCAATACAGAGTGCATTCTTTAAGTTAAGACTTTCCTCTCTAAAGATAAGAGTCATTATAAAAAAGATGATCATGCCAAAACCAAAACCAAAGAGCCGAATCGACCAAAGAGATTGGTCAAAAACTACATATGCATGCTTTTGATAATGAGTAAACAAAAGTGAGATTGGAATAGCAAACAGAACTGCAGTTAGAGTTGTGTTGTTCTTAAACCAAGGCCACACAAACTGACCATTTAGTTGTAACCAAACTAAAACCTGTGCAAGCAGCAAGAATATCCAAGTATAGCCAAAAGAGTTCATATCGTCTTATAGAATAAACAACCTTCATTTTTTCTTGCTATGCACAAACTCTTAAACTGGGTCATATCATTCTTAGCATAAAGGATAACACCTGAGCAAAGGAGTTCAATGAACTCTAACTTAGCTATCACGTGCAGTTCTTTTGCTTTCATTTAGTTCTTTCACATGCGACTTAATTTTGGTAATGGCTAGCCTTTCATCTAACTTAAACCGGCGTTCTTCCCGTTCATTAAGAAGTTCTAACTGCTTTGAAATACGAACAAGAGCCTCTGCAATTTTAGGCATATCGCCCTCAATAAACTTCTTAAATGAGGCCGAGCGATAATAGTCTGACATGATGTATGATGATCTATGATATATATTTTAGAAAAATAACATAAGTAAGACTCATATGAAACATAGCCTAAATAAAAAGACTGGTGCAACTGCCAACATACCTTCATTTAATGACTTCCTTACCGAGGAGCTTATGCTTGCTGGGTTTGGTCCTGCCGTGCAAATACCTAACATGGCAGCCGGATCAATCCCAACTACCGGGTATAGCATGAAGCCAATGGC